ACATTTAGACATCTTTTTAGTTGTCTAAATCAATTTTAACAGGTCTCTAAATACAACATGCATTGTCTAGTTACTTCATCTACTGTTAAATTAGTGTCTCCTTCGGAGACCATAGATGTTCAATATTGTTCTGACCATTTTGAGAAAAATGGGCGTCAGAAACCTAAATTGAATGTACCAAAACTACCTATAGGAATCCAAGATCTCAGGGCCTTAATTAAAGGAGGATTTAAATCAAATGATTTGAAGATCCAACACGTAATTGCATACTTGCAACATGTTGCATCCAACTTCAAAGGAGAACTCCAAGAGAATTGGGAAAGTTTTGGAGTCAAAATTGGGAATCGAGGAGATACAATTAACCCACTTGATTTGGTTGATGTAACTTACTATGACGACAAGTTAATTGATGGAGTCAAATCTAATGATGCGTCGGAAGCAGATGACATATGGATGACATTTGCATGTTTAAGTATTTACAGGTTGGCTAGAACTCAAAATGTTCAACATAGGAGCAACTTGCTTATGAGGATTAACACACAACTGGCTAGTTTCAGCTCTAATGCACTGAAACTAACTGATAATGTGTCCCTTTATAACAGCTGGGTTTCAAACTTTAATTACACAAAATTGATTGCTTCATTTGATATGTTTTTCTACAAGTTTAAAGATCATGAGTACAGTCTCATGAGATTCGGAACAATTCCCAGCAGATGGAAAGATTGTGGCGCAATCACTTCTTTATCACATCTCAAAAATTTGACTGGTATGGACTTAGAGGAAATTGTAACTTGGATTTTCGTACCTTCTATTGGGAAAGAAATCTGTAGGATGATGAAAGCAGGTCAGGAGTTAGACAAGGCAGACTCCTATGTTCCATACCTCATGGACTTTGGATTATCTATGAAGAGTCCATACTCATCAACGGCAAATGCTGGTCTGTACACTTGGATCCACATGATTGGATCTATAATGCACTCACAAAGATCAATCAATGCTAGGATGGTTAATGAAAATGAATTGCCTAACATCCGGATCTCTGCTATGTTGACTGCTTATGTCAAATTTAACAAAGGTAGTTTGATGCGTGTGTTTGTCAAAGAGGCAGACAAGCACTTGTATGAAAAAGATGAAGGAGAAGATGACGGAGAAAACAGCTCTGATTATCTAGATTTAACTCAACATCCAACAAGTGATTCTGCTGACGACTGGTTTAATTGGCTTGAAATGAACAATTTCACATTGGATGATGATATCAAAGATGCCATCGCTCGAGAGTGCAAAAAAATACAAAACGCTAGATCAGGCACAATTGGATCATACATCCAAGGAACTCTTGGTTAACATGAAAAAAAGCAACAGCTCTTGCACAATGCAAAGACAAAGGATCTCCATCCCATATGTCACTGACAGCATCTTGACTGATGCATCTAAAGCTCATGACCCAAATGAAGTCCAAGACAATGAGTCAATCCCTACAATCAAAATATTGCCCGGACTGTCCGGTGACCAAAAATTGAATGAACTATTAGATTCTAGAGAGCTTAATTTCAGGACAAGGGCATCATCAACATCATCTTATGATGACGATGATTGGGCTGAGTCCATCATAGATTTATCAAAAAAGGATGAGTCAACCACTCATAATTATCAGAAGGGAGGAGATAACTCTTACAAAAGCAAGGATACATCAGCAGATCTGGACACTCCTCCTAACAAAAAAGACTCCGCATCATGTACCACCAATGATGCTAGTAATCTTCAGAGCATTCAAGAGGCTAATGTATTTGATACCAGCCATTTGTACCCATTGATGGAGTTACCCCATAGTTTCTCTCACTGTATCCCCAAGTTGCAATTCTTCCTGAAATACTACAATTTATACGAAGATGTGGATTATGTAATAGATAAGGACAACACGAAATATTACTTTTTCCCTACTAAAAAGTGGCTTCAGGGTCCGGAGGAATATGAGGTCCGAACATCTGATCATCCAATTGAATCTGAAGATGTTACAGAGGAACATGGTGAGGTTCATGCATTATTAGATTTCCTAAGTAAAGGTTTCTATGTAGAAAAAAGGAATATAAAAGGGAAGTATTACTTTGATCTAAATAATCCCAGCTTAAATGTGAACAAAATTGCCAAACAAGATGGAGACGCCCACGGCTGGTCTGACTCGAAAAAGATAGATGCTATATTCAAGGCATCTGGGATCTATAGAGCCATGAGACTCAAGGCAAAATGGTAAACGTGAAAAAAAGCAACAGCACTACCATGTTGTCCCTCTGGAAAGGATCCAAGGGGAAGAAGAGCTCCAAATCATCTGCATCCAGTATAAGTTCCGATGATAATCCTCAATCAATGCTAAGATGGGTCTACGATGGGGAAGAGACAAATGCCTCATATGGGCTTGAGAGAAAGACTCCTCTCGGGTTTCTAGAAAGTCCATCAGCTCCTCCTGTTTATGACTCAATAACTTATGTGAAAACCACATACAAAATTGACTGTAATGTGGAGATCAAATATAGGGGAGCAATTGCATGCCAGGAAGATCTCAATAATATCACAAATCATTTCATTGATGAGTATGATGGATCTATACTGATCAAACCTTGGGTGGTATTAGCTTACAATGTGGTGATTACCCATTTGGTTAAAGATCAAGACAAATTTGGAGTGAAAAGCAGTTACAGCAAATACTATAATGGATTTTCTGAGATTCTTTACACATATATCGATAGAAGTTTCAAACCTGGACAAGATACTCAAAGTTATAAAAAGAGCTACAATCTGACACATAAAGGAAACCCTTGCTCTGTGAATATAGAGTTTAAGATGACTCCGACTGGAAGAGAGGGTAGATCGGTATTGGACATTTACTATGCTAAAATGTCAGATAGTCGGAAAATACCGCCTTTAACTGAAGCATTGAAGATGTACGGCTTAAATGGGGTTGAACAAACCAACAAATTATACATTACATACAAACAAGAAACTGTAGAGGATGAAGTAACCTTGTAATCTAACAATTGATGAAGCTCATCTTCACGAACAATTAGATAACATTGCAAGCAGCGTGAAAAAAACTAACAGAGCTAACATGGATCAAACCTGGATGGTGACCGTCACTGTCGAGGTTAGATCATCATGTTTGTTCTCTCTCAAATTGGATGATACTATACTGAACTTAATTCAGTGTCTGCCAACTAATGTTGTCAATCCATCCAAGTTCATTATCAACTCATTGATAATACCATTGGCAATGAGAGATTGTTTCAATAAGATGAATTGTTGGCAAGACCCTACAGGATCAAAGGGATCACACACTGCTGTCATAAAGGTAAGATTAGATGGGCTCAATAACTCTGAACATGATTGGGCTGAATCACTTACATGCCATTGGCTAGATAAATCGACTGGGTTTTATGTAATGGCAGATGTCACTTTCGTCGGCCACAAGCTAGAGTGCGAAGTGGACTGTAGCATGACCGAAACCGACTGTGATATGATATCTAAATTTGCGAGTTTCATTCCAATTAACTACAACAAATTTCATCACTCAAAATATACACTTATCATAGAGAAATACCGAGTGAATATTAAGGCCCCATAAATTGTAAGACTGAAATATCAAATTGACTTGAAAAAAACCAACAGACCTATCATGCCTGTTCACACCACCTACGTTCTTTTGTCCTATTATTATGATATTGAATCTGAGGATGTGCCCGGGTTACCGATTAGTACGATCTGTCATAGCCTGGATTATAATAGAGAAGGAACATCCCATCATGATGATCTGGAGAAGGTTTTTCTTGCTTCTGCTATCAAGACTGATCTCAAAGGCTCTTCCTATTTTGCATATATAAGATTGGTCAACGAGGGCAAAATATGTCTCAAGCTAAATTACGACAACACTGTTAATTGGATTAAAGGGGGTGACAATTCCTTCACCACTGAATTCAATGTAGGACAAGGATCAGTCAGACTCAAAGCCAAGTTTTACTGGTTAAATGTATCTGAAAAAATCTGGAAAAGTAGCATCTACAAACTGGATGTCACTCGAAACCCGGACATGATGGTCTACAAAAACATCATACCCAAGAGAGCAAGTGGATACAGGCGTGCATTTTACGCATCTAAGGCTGCATAATGTGGAATATTCCACTCCACTGCCAAGGCCATATGAAACACCAGAAAAAAACCAACAGACCTGACTCAGTCATGGCACTCAACAAACTGATCTTTGTGATCTTAATCAATGAGATATCAACCCAGCTTTTATACAATTATCCCTTCAATTGCAAAAATGAAGTGAAATTGACATTAGACGGATTACAATGTCCACTGGACTATAATACATTTAACTTGAGATCAGATGAACTGTCTGAAGTAGGAACTATGTGCAGACCTAATCCCTTGGCCAAAGATTTGGAAGACGGTTTTTTATGTTACAAAGATACTTGGGTGACAAAATGTTCTGAATCATGGTATTTTTCCAAAACCATATCTAATCATATCGTTCACGAGCCAATAAGCAAAAGTGAGTGCATAGAAGCATTAGCAACTTATAAAATGGGGAAACATGTAGAGCCTTTCTTCCCAGCACCGAGTTGTTATTGGGCTGCTGACAATGAGGAAACAGTAACCTTCATTAACATCAAAGAACATCCAGTTATATTGGACCCTTATAGTGGGAAAATCAAAGATCCATTGATCGATAACAACCTCTGTGATGATGACTTCTGTCCAACCAGAGCTCATCAAACTCATTGGTTAAGGAATTTGAAACCAAATATCATGGAACGATGCAACAATGATACATGGGAATGTCATCCAATAAAGGTGTACTATGGTTGGGTTGCTAAAAAACGGCCTACCAACGTAGGGCATGATTTAAATTATGTCCAAACTGGTCTTATAATAGAGTCACAGTATATAGGGCATATTGTAATGTCTGATTTATGCACAATTAAGTTTTGCTCTAAATTAGGATATTTGTTTCCAGATGGATCTTGGTGGGAATTAAAATTCCCTTTGGATCATCTTTTGCTTAAAAATCATCAACTCTTGGAAAACTCCGGATCTTGCTCTGACAGATCACATGGGGATACATTGACGAAAGATCAAAGAGGGAACAAAATTGGTTATGAAGATCTAGAAGTCGATTTAGAAGGACTTGAACTTAGGCAGAAGTCAAGAAACCTCAATTTGATCTGTCTAGACAAAGTGGCCAACATAAGAAACAGGAAGGAGGTAAATATATTAGATATCAGTTATTTAACTCCCAAACATCCTGGACACGGGACTGCATATTACTTATATGAGGATACGTCCAATGCATCCATAACTCACGTAAAGGCTTATTCATGTAACTATAAATTAATTCAGATACATGGGGCTGATATGAATGGACGAGTGAACATGTCAAATTCGGAAGATCTAAATATAACAATATTGGATTCTGGTGACAACATGACCATTGCAGACTTAGGAATAAGTAAATGCAAAGATTTAAGTCATCTCACTGTGAATCAAACAAGAAATATCTCATGTGAGAAGAATGTTGGTTTTAAATACCCTGAACAGGTCAAGCTATCTAATGGGAAGGTAGTATGGACCTCGAGATCATTTGGGGGAGCAAATTTCCACAGATTGCCAGGAGTTCGATTTGGAGTTAACGGCATTACCTACGATCTCAAACAACAAATGTTAAGATTTCCAACTGTCAACAACTTATTATGGGATCTACCTAGTTATTACAGCACAAACCACAAAGTTCATTTCTACACTCACCCAACTAAGCATGAAATAAGGAAGAATTTCACAGGAGAAAGGACGGAAGACATAGACTTTCTTGATGACTTAATTCACAGAAAGTTGAACAGGACAGATTTCCCTACAAAAGTAAGAAATTGGATAGGAGATATTGAGAACAAAGTAGTTCATTTCTTCTCAAATGTAGGAGGAACTATCAAAACTGCAATATCTTTAATATTCTTCGTTATCGGTACATTGATTAGTATAAAAATATGGAGGAAATGTAAGAAATGCAAAGGCCAAAGCAAGAGATCCGAATCAGAATGGGTGGCAAAAAAACAATACACGGCCAAGCATGAGATGAAATCTTTTCCCTCAAACTTTAAGACAGATAATATTTATGAGGATGTCAAATCTGAGTTGGATTCAACTTACTCTCCATTCCATGTGTAACCAGAAAAAAAACAACAGGGTTATGGAGCTACCCAAAAGCTTCAACTTGCAGATTGACTATAACAACATATGGAATCAGATTTCTAGTAGAATATCTCCTATATGGCATCAAATTAAAAAATGGTCAATAATTGTTTTTATCCTCTTTCTGACAATTTGTATCGTCAAAATTGGTAAATTTATCTTTCAATGTATCAAAATATTCAAATGGTTGGCAAATTCTGTTTTCAATTATATGAGAATCTGCTTCAAACAACTGAGTAAGAAAATTAAACCAAAACAATCACCTCAAAAAACGATTTACAAAGACCGAAGCAAGGAAGTTATCCTTGATGTATAATTCACATGAAAAAAATAACAGGACTATAGTCCAAAATGGATGACTTAGATTCAACAGATTGGGAATATGAAATCGGATGGGACGAGGCAGACTCTCTAGAATATGAGGATCTTGAATCTGTTACAGATCAATATTGTGAATTGACTCTACTGAATTTACATGATTACAATTTGAATTCTCCGATCATTCCAGATAAAATAGATACATTAATTAAGTATTTGAACGGATTACCTTATGAGGAAATATTTTTCACACCAGATTTTGAATTTGTACAAGAGGCATTAAAATTGAATAAAATAGTTAATCTACAAGATTTACCGTCATTTGATCAAATTATTAAAATCTGGCCTCAACTAATTTCAAGTAGAACCAAAACTCATGAAGAAGGGAGAGCTGTCCTGGAAGAAACTTTTAAAGATCTAACTCAAATGTATGAGGTGATTAGGGCGTTCTACAAGGGATGGCTTAATCAGGATCCTCCTCAGGATGTGGGTACTGTTATTGAGTCAATCGAGAAAATTCCATATGATGAAATTTACATGTTTGGGACTTTCCTAGATCTTTTCTTCATTACCAACCTGATCAATGCACGCACCATAATGGAACAAAAGAATATATGCTTAAAGAAGAAATGGAAAGCAAACTTAATAAATAAAAGATTAATATTCTTCTCAGGAAATGCAGGCTCATTTGGTCCTTTTATACTTAGTCGAGAATATTTGTATTTGATTGATTACCATATGATATTAGATCGGAACATGATTTTGATGATTAAAGATACTTTGGTCGGTCGATTTCAAACCATTTTTTCAATGAGAACGCTGCAAACAGAGTATAAATTCACTGAGATAGAAATTTTAGAACTGAAAAAATTGTATGAGCTTGGAGATAACATCCTGATGTCGAATGGGAAAGAAGGGTATGACATCATTAAAACACTAGAGATGATTTGCAACGACTGGTTGTGTACCGAAAGTTTTAAATACTATAGACCCATGCCTGATTTCATTAATTTTAGAAATCATGTATTACAGACAATAGAAGATTTAAGTGTAAATATTAGCCCTATCGCAAAACAATGGTACCAACACGTACATGATTGCAACAATATACATTTGATTTTAGTATATTACGGATCCTTTAGGCATTGGGGTCACCCACCGATAGAAGTCCTGAGGGGATTAGAGGCTTTAGAGAATTTAGTCAACGAGGATCACATCATTGATGATGATTATTGTCAAGCTTTAGCCAGTGATTTAGCATACAAAGTTTTAAAGAAGAAATTTAAAGAAGACAAGAAATGGTATGTGGATGCAAGTATTGTTCCAGCAGACAATTTACTACATGATCACATTAAAAACAATACTTGGCCTAATAGCAACACAAGAGTTCAATTTGGTGATAATTGGCATCGATTACCCTTAGTCAAATGCTTTGATCTTCCAGATATGATTGATATATCCTCCATCTATTCTGACAAGTCTCATAGTATTCAAAAACAGGAAATAATTCAGCATATACAACTGTATCCTTATCGACCTATACCAACAAAAAGAGTTTTAAATACCCTATTAGAAAAAGAGTCGGTTAACTGGCCAGAGTTTCTTAGTCAAATAGACAAAGACGGTCTACCTGATGATGATCTCGTTATTGGATTGAAGCCCAAAGAAAGAGAGCTTAAGAGAACGGGTCGTTTTTTTTCTTTGATGTCATGGAACCTTAGAAATTACTTCGTAATTACAGAACTTTTAATTAAAGAACACTTTTTGGGGTTGTTTAATGGTCTGACTATGGCCGATGACCTTCAGAATTTAATCAAAAAGTTACTAGATCGAACCAGCGGACAGGGAGATTCAGTTTTTAAAAAAATCAACATAGCTAACGGACTAGATTATACCAAATGGAACAATTATCAAAGAAAGAATTCCAACAAATATGTGTTCAGGGTGATGGGCCAATTTTTAGGTTATCCAAGTTTAATAGAGAAGACACATGAATTCTTTGAGACATCATTAATCTATTACCCCTCTAGGCCAGATTTAATGATGATCAACAATGGCATCGTCACTAACAAAACACAGCAAATAGTATGCTGGAATGGACAGTTAGGTGGATTAGAGGGATTGCGTCAGAAAGGATGGTCAGTTCTAAATTATTTGATGATCGAAAGAGAAAGCAAAATTAGAAATTCACAAGTCAAAATTTTAGCTCAAGGAGATAATCAAATAATTTTTACTAGCTGTTTTCTAGATCCTTACTATTCTGAAGATGAACTATTAGATCACATGTTGAGAGCACGTAGAAACAATGACGCTATAATGGATGCAGTCCTAAGTGGTGCAGGAAAAATCGGTTTAGTAATTAATATGGATGAAACCATGCAAAGTTGTTGTTACGCCAACTATGGGAAGTTGGTATTATTCAGAGGAAAAATTTTAGGGTTACCCACCAAAAGATGGTCACGCGTCACATGCAGTAGTAATGATCAAATTCCAAGTCTGGGAACACTTTTGGCATCAGTCTCAACTAACTCAATGACAGTTGGAAATTTTTCAGAGACTCCTCATGACGCCATTCTGGGACATCTGTTGTTCGGATTAATCACGTTGGAGATATTGTTTAAACACAATCCAGCAATAAGAGGTTCCCCTGAATCATATATCAAACAACATGAGCTAATGAATCATTATTTATTTAAAATTCTATTATTGTACTTAGACCCGTCTCTAGGCGGTATAGGAGGAACATCATTAAACAGATTCATAATCAGAGCTTTTCCAGATCCTGTCACCGAATCACTCAGCTTTTGGAAAATTATTGGCGAAAATACCAATGACCCACATTTACAGAAACTGGCCATATCAGCAGGTTCCCCACTTTTAGCATCTTACAGAGAGGATCATTTCCAAAAATTGGTTGAAAAACCAGAGTCTCTCAACATACCAAAAGGGATTAGTTCCACCAATATGATTAAAGAGCAAATCAAATCCAGTTTGATAAATAATGCACATAATATCCGAAATAAGATCCTGAGAGACGTAACTATTAGAATAAGAGATGAAGAACCTAGTCTATTTGCATGGCTACGATCTATCAAGCCAGTATTTCCAAGATTCTTATCTGAAATGGCTTCTTCCACATTTTATGGGTTGTCAGAGAACTTAATTAGTTTATTCACTAATTCTAGAACCATAAGGAACTGTTTCAGAAGCAAATGTGTTAAAGAGGTTGATTATTTGATAATTAAAAGTGAGATTATAGGAATAGTGTCTAACATCAAGCTGGTAATACGTGCATTAACAAACTCGGATGGAGCTATGTGGGAGTGTTCGGCTACGAGAGCAGATGAATTGAGAAAAAGATCTTGGGGGTGCGACATCGTAGGGATGACTGTTCCTCATCCAATAGAGATGCACTCTGTTGCAAGTGCAGTTGGGGGTGAATGTGGTCTTTGTTTTTACGATGAATTGTCATCAAATTATATCTCAGTGTTAACACCGAAAGGAATCCCTCAAACTGATTACAATGGGCCTAATGGACCGTACAAACCTTATTTGGGGTCGTCTACAAATGAAGGAACTAGTATCCTTCAACCTTGGGAGAAAGAAACAAAGATACCAACTATTAAAAGAGCAGCAAGATTGAGAGATGTTATATCTTGGTTTGTAGAAGACGGATCAAATTTGGGAATATCTATTCTAAACAATTTAGAGTCACTAACAGGAGAGAATTGGGGGAACTTCCTTAGAGGGTTTAAAAGGACAGGGTCTGCTCTGCATAGATTTCGCTGTGCCAGGATAAGTAATGGTGGATATTCTGCATGTAACCCTACTAAGTCCACATGGATGATCGTTACCACTGATACCTTATCCCACTTAAACGAAGCTAATTATGATTTTATGTTCCAAGCATCTATCATATATTCGCAAGTGTCGGTTTCTTCCACCTTGTATAGATTTAATCAAGTGCATCATGTTCATATAGATTGTCATCAATGTTTAAGACCGATTGAGGAACCAGTTTTGGAATCAGACTGGGTTTACAAGCCAAAAGATGTTTCAGAGCTGTTGAAAAGTTGGCGTCCAGATCCACTGTCACCATGGGGTTGTACAAAGAAACTTTGTGTTATACATAATAACAACCAAGACTGGGAGTACGAGAAACCTGACCATAAATGCTTTTTTATAGGATTTGTTTTAGGATTTTGTTTCGGAGATCAAGTCTTATCTGGTGTACAAGCAATAGACTCTAGTTTATTCCCGTTGAGCATTAGATCAAAATTAAACCCTGATTATTTCTATGGGGGCCTTCTCAAAGGATTGAAGTGTATATCATCTTTACACTTAACACATAGGAGGAATATTTTAAATGGAAGAGAAACCAGAGTTATATTGTATGGAACTCTTTATTATTTGATTGAGGAGCTAAGCTGCAATTCGGATTTTATACAATTTGTGAGTGTAGGACATTTGCACAATGAACTATTATTATCTCCACACAAGATACCGCCTTCTTACCCACTGTCAGGAAAAGATCTAGGTTCATTAGTTAGGAGTTATCTTAAATTTAAGATTAAAGAGAATGATTTGGATCAACAATTAGATTATCTATGGATCTTTGCAGATATCAGAACTCCTAAATTGATATGCAGTTTTGGAATTTCAATATACACTGACACCCTTTTATCAAAACAACAATTAACAAAGAAAGACAAAGAAAATCTTAAGGTATATCAAAATGATTACATATTGGCAAACAACGACGAATTACCAGAAATAAGCATGACATACTACTTAAGAAAATTAAAATTCTGCGAGAGTGAACTTAGACATTCATGTAAATTTACTATTATGTCCCCAGCAGATGCTTTACAGCGAACCACTATCGTGTGGGGTTCAGAAGCGTCAGGATCTGTGTCAATCGTCCACGGTGAGTATCAAGTGAACCAATCTGGTGTAAAAGTTGATTTGGTGCCCCAACTAAGAAACCCTATAATATCTGGCCTCCGATTATTTCAATGTGCCACGGGGGCTCATTATAAAATAAGAAGTATACTTAAAAACTACAGTCTGCAATTTAAAGATGTCATAGTGGGTGGGGATGGATCTGGAGGAATAACTTCATTGTGTTTAAGATTAAACCGAACATCCAAAGCCATCTTTAACAGCTTAATGATCTTAGAAGATACAGTACTCAATGGAAGTAGACCCTCTGGACCATCCGCAGTAGCAAGCTTAGGGGCAGATCGATGCAGATGTGTCAATTATGAAACCGCATGGCAAGAACCAAATGATTTAAGATCTTATGAAACATGGGAGTATTTTGCCAAATTAGTTCACAAGCACAACTTAAAAGTTAATTTAATGATTTTTGATATGGAGGTGACTGACCAAGAGAGTATAAGATCGATAGATGAGCACTTAATTCAAAATTTAAGATCATTATACTCTCAAAAATCTAGTTATTTAATATATAAAACTTACACAAACAGGATATTGAACCAAGATCCCATAATATTAAAAATTGGACAAAATTTCAAGAATGTAGACTTTGTGACTACAGAATTCTCTTCATTTCATACATCAGAAATATATGTGGTAGCACATAATTTAGAGGACATGCCAATTTTGAGTAGAGGATGGTTATCCGACTCTACTTTAATACAAGTAAAGAATTTGTCCTATGCCTCTCAAACAGTATCATCAGAAGTCCAGCGGGCATTTAAAATAAGAGCAAGACCTGATTTGCTAAATGGAGTACCGATCCATCTCATGACTGACCCTTTCTTGGATTTATCTACTTTGATGGTTATGTCTGGAGTTATGTCTAGTGATGCATGTAAGATCTTGCAAACAGGGAGTAATCACATCAATGTACTAAATCTCATAATATCCGAATCTGTTATTGCCATGAATAATATATTTGAGTTGACTTCAATTAAACCGAAAGGAGTAAAGATTCCGTCAAACCCTGAACTTAACACTCTATTTTCATTAATACTGGGGATAGGTTTATGGACTAGTTTGATTTGCAAAGATGAGGATCAAATCCGACTGTTAGATGCAATAATTAACAAACATGTATATACTGAGGTAACAATAACTGCACGTAAGGTTACAAAGGGTTACCTGGGATCTTGGTCAATTATGAACAGATTCCAAGATCGTGTAGTTTGCCAAAAGAAATATCACGTAAGTCAAAAACTGGCCATGATAGGCCAAGTAATTCGGTGTTGTGAATTGTGTTACAGAAATAAGAAATGCAAAGATACATATCTCTCCGAGAAAGAACTAGATGATACTTTAAAAAGCAGGAATAAGAAATTGAGACTTAAGTATATTTTAGAGATGTCAGATTTGTTGTTCTTTTACTCCCCACATATATTTCACAGTACATAATGATAACATATTGTTTCCGATCTAGAACCAGAAAAAAAGTATATAATGAACGGATTATTAGATATTAGGTAATATAGTGATCATTGATATGCAAACATTAGAAAGCAAACAAAATCTGAATTTCAAAAGCAAAATATAAAACCTTTAAAGCTTACAGACACACATTTCTATATAGAAATGTATGTTT